ACCAACGCCAATACATCATCCATTTATTACAACAAAACCACCGCGCCAACCCGGCTGAAGCCATCACACCCAATGAAATTTTTTCCGATCTGGATGCCGTGGGTACCGCGTTATTTAAAGACGTGCCATCGGTTAGTAAAACCCTGAATTTTTTGCGCAGTGACGGCAAAGTGATCAACGGCGAAAGCCTGTATAAAAATGGCCGTAGCGTTTTAACTTGGAAAATTCATCCGGATTTTGCCAGCGCCATAGATCCTGAAATGGATGCTATAGATCCAGAAACATCAGAACCAATTGAAGAATTGGCTATTGCCGAAAATGAATGGGATAACCAAGATCCGGTTAAACACCAATCATCTGAAGTGGCGGTATTGCTGCCTGACGATCCCATCGATAGCGTACTGATTGATTTGATCAAAACCTACCGCAGCAATAAAACCGCACAGCCACAACCCACGCTGAATAATCGATCTGGAAAAGTGGCTATCCTGCGCAGACTGAATGACTCCGCGTTGATCAATCCAGAATTCAAACCCGACCTGGTGGAACTGATTGACTACATCGACCAGCTGGCCGGAGCCTAGCAGGTAAGCGCATGAGCATTAAAACAGGCGATTACATCATCAATTACTTCAACCACTACGGTGCTCGGCTTAAAGACCTGCAGGACAGCGCCGAATGTTTGCAGTTTGCCCAGGACAAAGCCGAGTCACGCATTGTCAGTGGCGATTTTAATGGCGAACATTGCATGCCGGTCAGTTACACTATAGACCGGCGGATTGAAAATTCTTTGGATACTAGGGGTAAGTGAGAATGACTAGAGAAGAACGAATACATAAATTAAAAAATGGTAGCGATACTGCAATGTGGGCAGCTGAAGAGATAGAGCGACTTGAAAAGGAACTTTCAGACTTTCAAAATCCAAAAAACTGGACGAGGCCTTATAGTAGAAAAGGTGAGTTGATATTTAAACACGCTCTTTATAAACCCAAACTTAGATAACTGAATTATCAATGAAACAAATCATTCTGCAGTAGTGGCGGATTGAAAATTCTTTGGATAAGGGGAAGTGATGAAATCTAATTTTACTCAAGAGCTTGAGCGTGATATCCGGTCAAGAGTCAACCCGCAATATGCACATATAAACGGCACAGAAAGCTACGAGCGAAAAGCCATGCTGGATGAAATAGACCGGTTACGGATGGCTAATGATAGTCAAAATTTTCCTGTATGGATTGACTCTAATAAAATCACGCCGCCTCTTATAGATGGTCAAGATTATTCTAAAAATGTATGGGGTTGGGATGGTTTTAAAATAATGATTGTGTCTTTTTTTGTTGACCAAGACGGCTATCATTGGGCTAACGCATACGGTAATGTTTTTGATGATGCTGAATTTGATGATGACTACGACATTAAATTATGGCAACCAATAACAATACCCTCTCATCCGGGTTTTTGATTGTAAATCAATGAAACAAATCATTCTGCAGCAACGCTTGACGCTGATCTTTAGTCAAACTGCCTAGCAGATGCGCGGCTAATTGTTGGGTGTTCGTCAGTGGTGGATTCAGGTAGTTTTTAAACGCCAGAGTCACCACAAACGACGCCCCACAATCACGGGTATTCATGCACTGGCAATACAAATCAGACACGGTAATCGCCAGATCATTACGGGATGTAATCCTCGCTTTGCCGTGGCAATTTGGGCAGTTAACTTTCATGCAAAAACCTCCTCAAGTTTTAAAGCATATTTTACAAAAACACCTTATTTTAGGTGTGTAACACCTTTTTTTGGTATATTTTAGCTTTATTAATAGCAAAATTAGCACTCATTAAAATGTAATGCTTTTTAAACTTAAAAAAGGATTGTCATGTCACTGAGCAACAATACCGAAAACGCCGCACTTAAATTATTCTTGCAGGGTACAGATCCCGCTTACAGAGCAGGCGCGACACAATATCTGGCCCTGTTTACCGCAGATCCTGGCGAGGCAGCGTCATTAGCAGCCGAGGCCACCTATACCGGATATTCCAGAGTAGCGCTTACCAAAGCCTCCGCCTGGACGGATGGCGGATCAACCTTTACCAATGCCGCTTTGATTCAGTTTGGAGCCTGTACGGCTGGCACATCCGCTATTACGCATTTTGCAGTGGTCGATACGGCGTCCGGTGCGGTGGCCATGATGATCAGTGGCGCTTTAAGCTCAACGCTGAATGTTAGCGCGGGGATTCAGCCACAGTTTGCTATTGGGGCGTTATCCGTATCGGCTGATTAACCATGGCTTTGCGTAGTATTGCGGATTTAGTCAATGCCGAAAATAACGGTAACTTTTGGTTTACCAGTTGGCGGAAAAACCCAACACAGATTACTGGCGCAGGTATTTGGTTTGACCTGAGTATGTCACCTGGAAACCCGGTTCCCAACTATTACGCGGCATCGCCCAATATTGCTGTGCCGCTTAAACAGAGCACAGACGGCGGCATCCCGCACGGTGGCAACGTCAATGCCTTGGGTTATACCAAGTATCTCAAACAGATCATGATAATGAGCACTACAGCCAATGCGGCTCCTTTGCCATCCTTGCTGTGCGACTACTTGCTGTATTATCCGTTTGTCGATATGTCCATCACGGATGAACAATTCCTGGTCAATACCGAGACATTACCCAGATCAGTGACAGGTCAAGGGGTAATGATTTTGCCGGTCGAGGTTGCTGGTCAATCTGGCGTGGGTAATCCACAATTCAGAGTGACTTACACCAACAGTAACGGCGTCAGCGGCAGGGTTACGCCTACCGTATCATGCAACACGCAATTGGTTAACGGCACCGTCATTACTTCATCACCCGCCACCGCATTAAGCAGCGGGCCTTTTTTGCCGTTACAGGCAGGTGATACCGGAGTTCGGTCCATTGATTCCGTGCAATTTTTAAGTGCCGATACTGGCTTGATTGCCTTTGTGCTGGTCAAACCGATCGAACATTTTGCACTCAGGACATTGGACGCACCGATGGAGCGCAATACCTTTGTTGATGTTACCAAGCTATCAATCATTGAGGACGACGCTTACTTAAACGTGTTGGTCTGCCCTCAAGCTTCTCTTGCCAGTGTACCGCTTCATGGTACAGCTACTTTCGTATGGGGTTAAAAAATGGCTATTCAGTCCATGGATCAAATCATTGCCGCGTTTTCAGCAGGCAAATTCAATCGCACCGATTGGAATAAAAACGCTTTACCTGTATCCGCTCAAGCTGCGGGACTATGGTATGACTTGTCGACCGGCGCTGGGAACCCGTTTCAAAACTCCATTATTGGCGGCGGTACCAACTTAACATTTCAGGCGTTAAGTGAAACCACGTCGAATACAGCGACAACGGCAGCTTTAGGCGGCAGCATTTCATCGACGACCTTTACCGATACCACGCACGGTACAGGCCGTTTCACTGTAGGATCATTACTTACCGGCACCGGCGTAGCACCTGGAACCTATATCACCGCATTGGGTACAGGTACAGGCGCGAATAACGGTGGTACTTACACGGTCAATATCTCGCAAACCGTCACGGCGCAAACCATTACCGGTACCCAAGTGCCCAATGGTATTCAGCACGGTGGCGATGTATCGCCGGACATTAAACACCTGATGAATGTTAGCGCCTTTAGTGCAGCTGCGACCACAGCACCCGCCGTGTTAATGCTGATTGACCAGCTGGCGGTTATCCCGATTTCAACCGTCACCACGACCGGCGCCCAAACGATTTTAGGCGTTCAGACCTTGCCACGTTATGCGGATGGTAAAGGCGTTAGGGCTTATTTAACTCCGTCTGTTGTGATGGGTGCTGGTACGCCCACCGTTCAACTCAGTTATACCAATACCAACAGCGTGGCCGGTCGATTAACCCCGGCATCGCCATCGTTACCCGTTATTAACGCGACAAGCCCGGTAGGTTCGATTGCTTATTCGGGCACCGGCGTTGGCAAATATGGCCCCTTCTTGCCCATGGCTGCAGGCGATCAGGGGATTTTATCGGTTCAATCGGTTAACTTTTCCGCGACGATGACCTCCGGCTGTATGAATTTAGTGCTGTGCAGACCGATTGTAACCTTGCCGATTACCACAGTGGGTGTGGCTTCTGAGCGTGATTTGGTGAATCAATTGCCATCCATGCCAAGAATTTACGACGGCGCTAACCTGCAATGGTTGATGTATGCCGGGGCAGCAACGCCCATCAATAGCGCTTTTTACGGCAGCATCGATACCGCCTGGGGTTAATCGTGTTACTCGGTAACGGCTCAGTCTTGCACAAATCGCCCTTAAAATTTACGGGCGGTTCGGCGGTGTCCGTTGAACAGGGATTAAACAGTAACTTTGGAAAGTCCGGGTTTTCACGCAATATCATGTATGTGAGCCAGCGTGACACGGTATTTAGGTATTGGGCAACCCCAAGCTATAACAATGCCGGTTCAACGTGGTTAATTCCTCAATCAGTTGGCGAAATCAGTTCACGCAATTCGGCGGGGTTATCGCTCAGCGGATCGGGCGCGATACTGGGCGGCGTAACTTCACCGGCTTCCGCCAGTTTTAGTATTGATTTTGCAACAGAAACCGGGGAACTGGTCGCATTTGGCACGGGTACGGCAACGCTATCGATCAATACCAACAGTCCGCTGCTCACGGCATCGGTCAACGCCATCGGCACCGCAACATTGACGATTAATGGGCAAACGTCTTTGCTGGGCGCTGTCACCAGCGGAGAAGGCACAAGCACGATAAGCTTTGCTGCCAGCGCTACCATACTGCCCACGGTGGATACCTCACCGCTTAGAACGGCCTCCGCAACGTTTACACTATCATGCTCATTAACACCTTACGCCATTGGCAATATGGTAGGTTCAACAGCGAATGCCACCGTGTTAACCGCCGAGGCTGTGGCCGCAGAGGTGTGGAACGCCTTATCCGCAGACTTTAACCTGACCGGCACCATGGGCCGCAAACTGAACACGGCGTCAGCCGGTGGCGTCGACAATACCGACGTACTCACGGCAGTGGCCGCAGTGCCCGCAGCGGTATTATCCGCAGCCCAAGCAACACCGATACACGCCGACACCCAAAAAATAAACGGTGCAGATGTGATAGGCGATGGCTCAGAAGCTGATCAATGGCGAGGTGCCGGTGTTTGATCATCGTAGCTTTAGCCCTTCATCATTCAGACAGCAATCGTTTTACATGCAGGCCGCCGCCGTTTGGAGCGAGTTTAAAGCGTTTACCTTGCGCGTGACAAAAACCATCCACTTTACACTGAGTCGCTGATATGCCAGAAATCGTAGAATTTACCTTAACGTGTTCAAAAGCCTATGCGGTTGAATTGGCCGTGATTAAAAGCCACCGGATGACACGTACGCTACAAAAAACCCTGAAAATAACTTTGGAGCTATAAATGACCATCCACTTAAACGACATCGGCACCGTATTTGAAGTGACTTTAAAAGACGAAACCGGCGCGGTGCTGGATGTGTCATCAGCAACGGTAAAGCAGATCGTATTTCAAAAGCCGGATAAATCCCTTTTGACTAAAACCGCTACCTTCAGCAGCACCGGCAGTGATGGGAAAATTCGTTATGTTTCCCAAGCGGGTGATCTTGATCAGCCTAAAAGCTGGCAAATACAAGCCAAGGTTACGATGCCAAGCGGCAGCTGGAGTAGTGATATTGGGACTTTTACGGTGGATAAGAATTTGTAGGTCTGAGCTATCCTTAACCGTTTTAGCAAACAGCTTGAGGAGGCTATATGGATTTGCAGGTTAGGTATCCTGATTATAAGTTTGAAAATGGCGTTGATGTGTTGGTTGTTGGCCGTGACAACCCCATGCGTGTGTTCGGTCTGGCAAAATATAACGGTGGTCACTTGGTAATTGCGCACGATTACAAATACGGTGACAAGAACTATTACAAGATGTCAAAGTTCAGAAATGCAGTTAATACAGAAACCGGTGAGATCATCACCAAGATTAAAGAATTCGTGCTGAGTATCAATCCTGATATTTTCGACATCCGTCCAGAATTTGAACGGATTGACGAATTAAAAATGAAGCACGGCTTATTAGACAATTGACAAACATCAGGCTTCGGGCCTAAACTGGATTTACTACAATCCTATAGCGGTCATCCGCACCCGAAAGCCTCGCGGTTTTTTTATGCCCCGAGTTTTATGATCCCGAAATCCGTTTCGGTATCATCCGTACAATGGGCGAGATGACAGGGCGAAATACAATACCTTCGGGGAATACGTCCGGCAGTCTATAGGCTGTAGTTGAGTCTCGCCCTCCCTCATATTGGATGGCACTTACTTAAACCTATAGGTGACATCATGTCTCAATTTAAACCACTCGCTAATCCATTCCAATTCGAAACATTAGACGTTCGCACCGCTGTCGATGACAGCGACAATGTTTGGTTTTGTGCAAAAGACGTTTGTGACGCTCTCGATATAGTTTGGAAAGGTGCAGCAGCATCACTCGAAAACATGCCAGAAAGCTGGTTTATGGTCTGGAATCTCCAGACCATAAAAGGCGAAAGAGAGGGTGTTTTTGTCAACGAATCCGGTTTGTACTGGCTGATTTTTCGCTCCAACAAACCCAAGGCCAAAGAGTTTGCCAACTGGGTATTGGGTGAGGTTTTGCCGCAAATACGTAAGCACGGTTACTTCGGTATTATCGAAGGCAAAGACCGGCTGGCCTATTCCAAACAGATCGTGGAAATCACCGCCCGTTTAACGCTGACCACTGACGCCATGCTGTTTAAACTGTTGGTGGATGAGTTGCGGGATTTGTGTAATCTGGTCGGTCGCAAAATGCCAGACCTGCAGCTGCTTGGTAAGGATTTTAAACAAACCGATCTGTTCCCCAGTTCTGGCAAAATGCTGTTACAAGGGGATGCATGATGGCCGCCACGCTAGCAGGCTTAAAAAGCCAGATCATGGAGCACATGGAAACCTTGGAAAATGAGATTGCAGCGTTGCGCTGTGTCAGCGGCCTGTTAAACGGTTGTCATAACCACGCCAACGCCATCGAGCTTTCCGAACTGCCTTACCTGATTGACCCGATCATCGAGCGGGAAAAACTGATATTGGATGAGATACGCGGCTTGTTTAAAACAGCCGGTGTTGATACTGTTCAGGCTTAGGCCTTAAATCGGTAGGGTACGCACTGCGTACCCTACACGCTACCAATCAAATACCCGTTTAAACATCGCATCCACGCGCCGATCAAACCGATCAAATACCCGCAGCTGCAGCTGCTTGATCAGTTCTTTGATAAGCTCTGCAAAGCCCAGCATCAAAATAAACGCAATCACCAACACCAGCACGGCATATTTAATTAATACGTTAATCATAAAAACTCCTGGGCGTTGTTTCGGGTTAAAAATCTAATTCTCTCGATAATGCTCACGGTTCGGCAGATTTCTTGATCTGCCTTGTGACGCTCCCAGCTGGCCGTTTGTACGCTAGGCTCAGCTTCCAGCAGTCTCAGCCACAGATGCAGCTGATGATGCTTTTCAAATCTAAAGCCCACTTTGATGCCGTTGACTTCCGCTTCCATGAATACCATGCGGGTAATGTGTACGTTTTTGTCTAAAATGCGCAGCGCACACGAGCCGACATAGCTGGGTAAAAGTCTAAACGTGGTGTTAGGATCGACTGGTTGGTGATAAAACCTAGCCGAATACATCAAGCCTTCGTGGCATCCATGGCATTCCTTGTGCAAGACACAGTAGCTTAAGTTCATGACTGCCAGACCGGATCCTTAAACGCTACCGGATTACCGGGGATGATTTCGTTCAGTTCCAAAAAGACTTGCTGCATGGCCGTCACTTCCAGTTCGTGATACACCTGCATGGCTTTTTGCATATCGCCAAAGCCGCCGACATTGGCCGGGATGATGGCGGCTAAGCCTGGGTAAACCCGATGCATGGCCAGCATTTCCATTTCAGTCACTTCCTTGATGGCCTGAAATTCATCTTTGCTGCCGATGTTGCCGACCGGGATGATTTTTACAGGCTCTTTGTTGCCATTTGCGCGCGGGATGTTTAAATACAGGCTGCGGAAGTTGCCGGGCCCTTTGGACTGCTTGACCTGGTTTTCGATGGCCTTGGCGGTGGCTTCGTCCAGGTTGGCATCGGCTGTCACCAGTATGTAACCCATGTGAGCGCCGTTGATGAAATACTTACGCCTAAACAAGCTGGCATCCTCGCTGAGCAATACCGATTGAATCCCGCCCAAATACTGCGGCATGCCGTAGATGCTTTGCTTTATGTCAGGCTCTTTCAGGTGGATCACTTCACCCGGTTGATATTCTATAGTTTGCTGTCCCAGCGTGAATTGATTGCTGTTATCCAGCAGCCGCACAAACACCCCGGATTTCTTGTGAGGCCGCATAGACAGCGCAGGCAACCAAGCCAGTCTAACCACTTGCCCCAAACGGTTTTTAAACGCTTGAAAGTAAGCATTGCCTGTCACCACGTAATCCAAAGCCGCGCGTTTGAAATCCAAAGATGACAGCAAAGCCGACGGTTTAAACCATTTGGCCAGCATGTTCTTTTTAAAGTGCAGGATGGGCCCATGGTAAGCATTGGCGCTCATCAGGTTAGCCAAGCCGGTTAAGTCAACCGGTGGCCGGTAATAATCGCCGCCCACGTCCAAAAACACGCCTAAATAATCGGTGACATTGCTGGTTAACACCGGCTCCGGATCACCAAAGGCAAACACCATGGATTTGCCGGTCGATTGTTCAGTTTCAGTCTGTTCTAGCATCGTTTGTGTCATGTCAGTTCCTAGGCTTGCGCCAATTGGCCGCCTGCTTTCACAAAGGCTAGGCGTAAGGTTGTCAGGCTGTTTTCATGTTGTCCGTAGCCAGCACCGGGCAAGCTGGCCCAAATGCGGCGGCATTTACGCACAGCTTCATCAAACCGCCCGGCGTCAATATCATCCAGCGCCTTGCATTCCTTGATTTGCTGCAGTGCTACTTTATCTTGTGAGTCGTGACCAAAATCCGGCAATTGCAATTGGGCTTTGTAAACTTTCCAATAGCGAAATAACAATTGATAGCGACCGGCGGCGGATGAATAATTGTTGATGCGCTTGATATATACGTAAGGGTGCGGGTGGTCGTGATAGCCATCAAACAGCTTGCCGCCTACCATGACGTTGTAACCGCGATCCCCTAAATGGGCGGTCCCTTCTGAAACGGCGATCATGTCTAAAAAGGCCTTTCTGTTTCGATTCATGCGGTCACCTATATTGTTTCTTTTTTGTTGCGGTTCCAGGAAGTTATCAACCATGATTGTTTCCATTTAGTGGCTAAAAGTGACGGTGGTTTTGCGGCCATCGTTGTTGATCGGTTCGTAAATCAAGGCGTGCATAATTGACCAGGCGATGTCGGCATGACCGCTTTCAACGCTACGGCTGCTTGCATAGGTGATTTGCCCGCTGTTGGTGGTGGTTTTGCTGATCATTAAAAAGGCGCGGGTGATTTCGTTGTCACCGGCCAGATACTGAAACCGCCCGGTATTGATCACATCCAGCGACTTCACAACCAGCTGATTTTTCATGTCCATGCTGTAATGAATCGGCGTGGCGTTTGGATAAAAGTCGATGACCTTTTCGTACACCCCGTAACCGATGCCGGTGGTATCGATGCCTAGATGCACGATGTTGTAACTGTCCTTAATTTCTTTGATGCGGTTGGCTTGGTAGTCGAAGTTTTGGCCGTGATAGCTTTTGGTGCGCAATACCCGCCATTTATCCGACGGTTTCAGCGGTACCGCAAGCAATGCCAAACTGGCGTTGTCTCGGGTGCGGCTGGGGTCGTACCCAGCTGAAACGGGTTTGTTGGCAAAGGGGCGGTCAGATCCGTCGATATAATCTTTCCAGTCGTCGATATCGACGGTGCAATCCAGCAAGCGCGCCAAGCTGAATACCGACTGGCTGTCGTCGATAAACTTGCACATAAACAGATTCTGGAAGTCATCTTCTGAGTATTCGATCTGCAATTCGTCAATATCAAACAAATCACAGCCTTGCGCCTCAGCATCCTTAACCGTGACCATATGCCGCCACTTTTTATCCGGTCCGTACCAACCGTCTTTCAGGTTTTTATGTGACACATCGAATTCGATGCGTTTGTCATCGGCCTTGCCTTTATTGAACTCTTCCCCGGCCCATTCGCCATACGCTTCATGACTGATGGCACTGGGCGTGCTGAATAGCGTGGTCGTCCACTTTTTATGCGATGCCATGCCGCTGGCTACTTTACGCAGCCGCTTGAACTTGGGTATCCAGAAAAACTCATCGATATACAAATCACCGTGATAGGACTGCGCGGTGTTGCTGTTGGTAGACAAGAATCGCAGTTCAGCGCCATTGCTCAGCAAAATAACCGTGGTGCCTTTCAGTTCAAGCTCGAAATGCTGCAGCGCAAAGGCGATGATGTAGGCTTTAAAGACTTCCGCCTGGTCCCGGCTGGCCGACAGGAATATTTGGTTTTTGCCGGTAACGATGGCTTTGTTAAAGGCTTCCCAGGCAAAGTAGAACGTGGCGCCGATCTGCCTGGATTTTAAAATGATGCGCGTGCGGTCGTTGCGATGTTCCCACCAGGTTTTTTGATAGTCGTAAAACAGCTTTTCCCGTACTTCATCCAGCAGTTGTTCGGAAATTCCGGACACATCATTTTTGATTTTCTTTTCGCGCGGTTTACGCTCTTTTGTGCTGCCTGCCGGTTTGGGTTGTCGGTAATCGGCTTCACCCGGCACGTTGATATAAATGGGATGGCCTTTGCTGATGGCTTTCCTC